AGGGTTTGAGGAAATGGATATTGCAATCAAACTTGAGGAAGAAAGAGAGAGTCGTCATCTCGCAACTTCTAAACTTATTGCTAAAGTTAATTCTGATATTGCCATTCAAAATTCTACAATCAATAGAATACAAAAACAGATTCAAGATTTATTAGATCAGGTTGAATTGTTAAGAACTAATAAATCAGATTCATCTGAAGCTCACGAACAGTTAAAATATTGTCAAGAAGAATACTTGTCTCTGAAAAAACAAATTTCGTCAATCAAAAAAGAACGTGATACTTTGATGGCAGCATCACAACTTTTAAAAGATAATGGTATCAAAACCAGAATCATTAAAAGGTATCTGCCGGTTATGAATAAACTCATCAACCAATATCTTCAGAACATGGACTTCTATGTTAACTTCGCATTGGATGAAAACTTTGAAGAAACCATCAAGTCGCGGTTCAGAGATACTTTCTCTTACGAATCTTTCTCGGAAGGAGAAAAAGCTCGTATTGATATCGCTTTGTTGCTTACTTGGCGTAGTGTTGCTAAACTTAAGAATAGCGTTGATACTAACATCCTTATCCTAGATGAGATCTTTGATGGTTCTCTTGATCAAAACGGTACAGGTGAACTAGGATGGATCCTTCGCAACTTTGATGATAGCACTAATGTGTTTGTCATTTCCCACAAAGAAAATCTCGACGGAAAGTTTGAAAGAACTTTACAGTGTGAGAAAGTAAAGAACTTCAGCGTTGTCCGTGAGACAGTTGCAGAAGCGTCATAGGGGAGGCCGCAGGGTCTCCCTTTTTTGCTATGATATGTCCATCAACGCAAGAGAGTCATGTCACGCCAAGAGATCAGAGGTAACCTCGCCCGTCTGCTTGCTACAGAGAACCTTGTGGTGGAACACCGCAACTGCTCTACAGCACAGTTCAATGTGGATACCCGTGTACTGACTCTTCCCAACTGGGACTATGCTTCTGGCACTGTGTATGACTTGCTGGTGGGTCACGAAGTTGGACACGCTCTCTTCACACCCAATGAAGACTGGACTGCTGTTGCTGACTGTCCTATGGATTATGTCAATGTAATTGAAGATGCTCGCATTGAAAAATTGATGAAGCGTATGTATCCTGGTCTTCGCAAATCATTTGCTGGTGGATACAAAGAGTTGAATGAAAAAAACTTTTTTGAAATACGTGATACTGACGTTAGTACATATACTTTGATTGATCGTATTAATCTTCGTTGTAAGATTGGTGCTGATGCAATGATTCCTTTTGGTGAATCTGAAACTATGTTTGTTGCTCGCACTATGACTGCAGAGACCTTTGAGGAGGTGCTGCAGATTGCTGTTGACATCTACAATTTTTGTAAAGAACAAAAACCTACAGTAGAATCAATTGAAAATATTGAAAAGAAAAATGATACTGTAGGTTCTTCTGGTGATAGTGGAGATAATAGTGATGAGGTAGAAGGAGAAGAAGATGGTGAAGGTACTGATGACTCCCCAACATCTTCAGGAACTCAAACGGTAGATCGTGGTGAAGGTGGAGTAACCGCTGATAGCGAATCCAAAACTCAAAAAGCATTTGATCAAAATTCACAAAAGTTTACTAATGTTAATAAATACAGTAGTAATTCTACTTATATTGAGATTCCTGAATCTGTAACTGTTTCAGATTACGTTGCTGATTGGACTGAAATCCATGACTGGATTGATAGTCAACGACCTAGCGATAGAGATTCTTACTATACAAATGTAGATTGTTTGTATAAAGAATTTCGTCAGCAATCTCAAAAAGAAGTAAACTATCTGGTAAAAGAATTTGAATGCCGTAAGTCTGCTGACGCTTATGCTCGTGCTGGCCAATCTAAAACTGGTGTGCTTGATACTTCAAAGCTTCATACTTATAAGTACAATGAGGATATTTTTAAGAAAGTGACAGTTGTACCTGATGGCAAGAATCATGGTCTGTTATTCTTACTTGACTGGTCTGGATCTATGTCAACTAATATTCTGGCAACAGTAAAGCAGTTGTTGAATCTTACTTCTTTCTGTAAGAAAGTTCAGATTCCATTTGAGGTTTATGCTTTTACAAATGAGTATTCTTATGTTAGACGTGCTTTGGGTGAATACCGAAGCATCAACGATGGAGATTACTTTAGTGAAATTTGTGAAGAGAACAAAATCTTTTTGAATAAAGGTATGTTTCACTTAATGAATTTTATTTCATCTCGTTCTAACTCTAAAGACTATGAACGGATGTGTCTTAATATTTTTAGAGAAGCATATACCTATTCTCATTACGTTGAGTATAGAAGTACAATGGGTATTGGATTGTCCGGCACTCCTTTAAATGAAGCGATTGTGATGCTTAATTACCTCATTCCTGAATTCAAAAAACAGAATGATCTTCAGAAAGTTAATGTCTGTATCTTGACTGACGGAGAATCATGTACTTCAGCATACGGTCGTAAGTTTTATAATGAGCGTAGTGAAGAGTATTACCTTCGTCCTCGCCGTATCGATGACTGCTGTCTACGAGATAGGAAAACAGGTATTACCTATAGTAAGTTTGAAGGGTGGAGTGAAAACACGAATGTGTTTGTTCAACAATTGCGAGACAGAAACACTGGTGTTAATGTGATCGGGTTTCGTATCGGTACAGCATCAGAACTATCTTCTTTCGTAAGCACTTACGGTAACATATACAAGTATGGAGAAGTTCAGAAACAGTGGAAGAAAGAAAAGTCAGCAATCATTCCTGACCCAAAATCTTTTACAGCACTGTATGCTATATCTTCTAATGCATTGACTGCAACATCTGAATTTGAAGTTGAGTCTGGTGCTAAAAAAGGTGAGATTACTAAAGCATTCAAGAAAATGCTCTCTAGCAAATCCACAAACAAGAAACTCCTCAACTCTTTCGTCCAGTATGTCGCTTGACGAACTGTCCATCCGGGGTGGTCGATCCCGCCCCTATGCCCTATAATAACTACATCAACGAAACGCATCATGCCTGCCAAGTCTGATCTCACTACCGCACAACTTTCCGAGTACCTTACTAATGAGTATGGTACTGAAATTAATACTGACAATATTCGTGCAGCTGCTGCTCATTTTGGAGTAGGATATCCTACTGCTGTCAAGCGTTTGCGTGACTTCTATGTCAAGCGTGGCACTTGGCAACTGACTGCACAGGAACGCCTTGAGCAAACATACGAGGCACCTGCTGCTATGCCTGCTGTTGAACAGAATCTTGTTCCTCTTAAAGATGACACCTTTGTTCCGTTCGGTAACTTTACTGACGTGAAGAAGATCATCAAGTCTGGTATTTTCTATCCAACTTTCATTACTGGTATGTCTGGTAATGGTAAAACGTTTAGTGTTGAGCAAGCGTGTGCTCAACTTGACCGTGAACTGATTCGTGTAAACATTACTATTGAAACTGATGAAGACGATCTTATTGGTGGCTTTCGCCTTGTGGATGGGTCAACTGTTTGGCATAACGGACCTGTCGTGGAAGCACTCGAACGCGGAGCAATCTTGTTACTCGACGAAGTTGACCTTGCTTCTAACAAAATCCTCTGTCTCCAATCCATTCTCGAAGGTAAGGGTGTGTTTCTGAAGAAGACTGGTCGTTACGTAAACCCTAAATCTGGATTCAATGTTATTGCAACTGCAAATACTAAAGGTAAAGGCAGCGATGACGGTCGCTTTATTGGAACTAACGTTCTCAACGAAGCCTTCCTTGAGCGTTTTGCGTTAACTTTTGAGCAAGAGTATCCTACTCCTAAAACTGAACAGCGTATCCTTGAGGGCATTTCTCTTGATCTGGGGTTGACAGATCGTGAGTTTTGTGAGAAACTTTCTACATGGGCAGATGTCATTCGCAAAACGTTTGCTGATGGCGGCATCGATGAAGTGATCTCAACACGTCGTCTGGTACACATCATCCGTGCTTATGCTATCTTTGGTAAGCGTATGAAGTCTATCGAAGTTTGTGTTAATCGTTTCGATGATGAAACCAAGCAGTCCTTTGTTGAACTCTATGATAAGATCGATGAGAATGCTACGGCAGAAACCGTAGAGACTATTGACTAAACGCTTGATAGATGCTATTATACCGATATTGATTGATGACTATGGCAAAAAAATACAATGAAGATGCTCTTTTAAAAGAGTTGAGTGATTACATCGCGGGAACTTATGGACAACACTATTCAGCAGGCAATGATGCAATTCAGACGTTAGATCTGATTGAAGCCTGTGGTGATGCAGAAGCATTCTGTCGCTCTAACATCCTGAAGTATGCTTCTCGATATGATCGTAAGGGAACTGCACGTAGGGACATTATCAAAATCCTACACTATGCATTATTGCTGCTCCACTTCTCTGACAAATCAAACACTACCGAATCCTACCCTCAATGAGCACAGTTAACCTTTCCACACAAACTTTCGAGATTCTAAAAAACTTTTGTACTATCAATAGTTCTATTTTGATTCGTGAAGGTACTGTACTAAAAACTATTAGTGTGGGTGAAAATTCTATTGCCGAATATAACAGTGAAGAAATATTTCCACAGACATTTGGTATCTATGATTTGAATCAATTCCTTGGGGGTCTTTCTCTTTTTGGTGATGATGCTACTTTAGAATTTGGAAACTCTAATTATGTAACCATCAATGGTAATGGACGGTCAGCAAAGTATTATTTTTCTGACCCAGAAATTACTTTGAGTGCTTCTCCTGACCGAGATATTATCTTTCCTAATGCAGACTTTAGTTTTAATTTAGAACATCAAGATCTAATCTCTTTACAAAAAGCATCTGCAGTTTACGGTCTTCCCGATCTTTTGTATACAGCTTCTGCTGATGGAACTATCACATTAAGTCTTTGTGATCGTGAGAATGATACTGGTAATGTTTATAGTCAGACATTACAGGGAGAAAGTATTGGAGACTTTGAAATGTATATGAAGGTCGAAAATATTCGTGTTCATCCTGGAAAATATAATGTGCAAGTATCCGATCAGTTGATCACTAAATGGCAACATCAAAGTATTGATCTTAAATACTACGTAGCACTCGAACCTCGTTAATGAATATTAAAAACTGTGGAGAATGTACACTATGCTGCCGAGGAACTATTACACTTCAAGTGAATGAGCATAAGGTAATACCAGGTCAACCCTGTCCTCATGTATCAGAATCTGGATGTGGACTTTACAATGATCTTTCTCGTCCGCATATGTGTGATACTTATGGATGTGTTTGGTTGAAAGAATGGTCGTTCCCTGATTGGATGCGACCAGATAAAGTTGGATTTCTTATGACTTTTAAACGTCAAAGTTATGCAAAAACTGTTATGTTAACTTCCGACCTTACTACTGGACAAATGGATGGTGCTGCATTATTGTGGGTTATGCAATGGTGTACAGACAATGACTTTGCTATAGTGTATACTACTAAAGGTAAAGAAGGTGAGGGTGACTATGTTAGAGGTAACCTCAAAAATCACCCCAAGTGTATATCAAGAACAGGATCACTGACAGAAATTTTTGAACCAATTGAATTATTATTAGATGATGAATAAAAAGTTTCTTTGGGTAGAAGAGTATCGTCCTCACACCCTTGAGGATTGTATCTTACCCAAGAGCATCAAAGAATGCTTTCAAGCATTTCGTGAGAAAGGTGAGATCCCTAATTTACTTTTGGCAGGAACTGCTGGAGTTGGTAAGACTACACTTGCTAAAGCATTGTGCGAAGAGATTGGTGCTTCTTTCATTGTGATCAATGGATCTGATGAAGGACGTTTCCTGGACACCGTTCGCAACAAGGTGAGGCAGTTTGCTACAACAGTCTCATTGACCTCTGGGGCACCCCACAAGGTGGTGATCATCGATGAGGCAGACAACACGACCACTGATGTACAACTCTCCTTGAGAGCAGCAGTGGAAGAGTTTCATAGTAACTGCCGTTTCATCTTTACTTGTAACTTCCCCAATAAGATTATTGATCCACTGCATTCTAGATGCACAGTTGTAGATTTCCGGGTAAAGAATGATGCAAAGTTAGATTTGCAAGGAGCATTCTTTGTCCGTCTAAAACAGATCTTGAAAGACAATGAAGTTGAATGTGAAGACAAGATTCTTGTTAAACTTATCCAACGTTATTATCCTGACTGGCGTCGTTTGATTAACGAATGTCAACGCCATGCAGCAACAGGTAAGATCAACTCTTCTATCTTGGTTGATATCGCTGACGTATCTGTCAATGATTTGATTCGAGCAATGAAGAACAAAGAGTTTACTACAGTCCGAAAGTGGGTTGTGGAAAACATTGACAACGATCCAACTATCGTCATTCGTAAAATATATGATTCTCTTTATGAGAATCTTAAGGGATCATCTATCCCGGAAGCAGTTTTGATTCTTGCGAAATATCAATATCAAATTGCTTTTGTTGCAGATCAAGAAATTAATCTGCTAGCATGTCTTACCGAAGTCATGATGAGTTGTGAATTCAAATAAACTAAACACTGAAACCTAAAATGAACACCAAACTTGTACGTCTAAATTCTGGCGAAGATGTCATCTGTGATCTGATTGAAGATACTGATGATAGTATTACTATGGGCAGTGCTATTGTTGCTGTACCTCAAGGACAGGGACAACTTGGATTTGCACCTTGGTCCCCACTTGCAAAAGAAGATGTGACATTCACTGTTCCTAAATCTTTTGTAGTGTATATTTCGGAACCTAATCCTAATATTGCTGAACAGTATGAATCAATGTTCTCGACAGTAATTACACCACAGAAAAAACTTATTCTCTGATGAAAGTACCTACACAGGAAGAACTGATACATCTGAAAATTCAAGCAGCAATGCGAGAAAATGCTTTTCCAAAAGATGAGATGATGTATCTTGGTGAACGTGCAGGACATCACTGGTATCTTATTGCTGGTGAGCATGAAGTATCTGCAAATCAAATAGAGGATTTTGAAAATGTCGATGAAGAAGACGACGCCACAGAATGTTAAAGAAGCAAACGAAGGTCTCTTCTATGCTACAATGAATCTACCCCATGCTGCTGATCATTGTGGTATGACGCAGCGTGAAATGAAACACATCTTTCGTGAATACCTTAAATATAATGACAAAAACTTTGAAGTCACTGAAGACGCCGTTGAGATACCCCGGCGGAAAGAGCAGAGCGTTAAGCAAACTGTTCCAGTACCTCCCAGACCTTTCCCAGGTAAAAGAATATCGTGAACCATTCTTGGGCGGTGGTAGTGTTGCCATTGAGATCGGTAAACTTTATCCAAAAGTAGACATCTGGGTGAATGATTTGTATGAACCACTCTATAACTTCTGGAGAGAACTCCAGGAGAATGGGGTAGAGATGCGTGATCAACTTGCAGAACTTAAGTTGAGGCATCCAGAACCAGTATCTGCCAGAGTACTCTTTCAACAATCAAAAGATTATTTAAATGAAACACCAAGTAATCAATCCAATCTATCTCGTGCTGTT